TCGCTATCAATGATATTTCTGACTTTACGACCAAACCTGACTGCAAGCTCCGCCGTGTGGGTGGTTTGTATAATTTTTAAATCGCCGCGCAAACCCATCATCCAGCTCGGAAAATAGGTGCTNGCAAATTCAGATTTAGAGTGTCTTGGCGGCAAACATACTATCAGCCGTTTTAATTTCCCTTGGGCGATCTTGTTAAACTTATCACCAATAATTTTATGGTGGCGACCCTCAATAAACTCTGGCCAAAGATGTTTTACATAGCTAATAAAGTCGCCCTGACACTTATCTTGTAATTCTATCTGGTCATATCTGTTTAAAAGAGCAACAGCTTCTGTCTTGTCTTGTTGAGACAGAACGTCAAAATCTTTNAGTGATACTTCTGCCATAACCCAAAATTAAACCTCGTGCCATAATTTGTTGTCCCACAACAAACCTTCGGCTTCACGTCTGCGGATTAAACCTTCCAGCGTTTCACCACCGGCCTTATTCCAACGCCTCATTTCGCCGGGCACGTTTTCATGCTTGCCTTCATTCAAAACTTTTAACATTGTTGATGACTTGAGGTTTGTCGGCCCTAAATTAAAGGTCCAGGCAACCAGAGCATCAAATTGGTTTTGGTCTAAATCAACGGTAACCAACTTATCAACATAATCTTCAAATTCTTCCAGGTCTTCAGCTAACATCTGGTCGGCTTCCTCTTGTGTGCAAGTATCGCCGTCGCTTACGTCTTTCGTATGACCATATCCAATTGTTGCCACGTCGGCACTACAACGGTAACTTTCTAGCTCGCATCCCTCAAATTTCTTAATTAGAGCCTTGCCCTCTTCGCTTATTCTCATGCTCTTATTCTCCCCAAACTTTGGTTTTACCGCTGTAATATTCAACGGCATGGCCCTCGTCAATAAGAATTTGACAAATGTCTTTACCGTCTTCTGTATAAGGGATACCCAAAATTCTATCATATTTACCCTTTCCTAAAAATTTAACTTTAAACTTCGCATCACTCATCATTATTTTCCGTTTCTTTGGGCACCTCTTTATCTTGCTCCCTATAATATTTAATAATTGCCAGCACGTTGGTAATATACCTTTTTAACTCAGCCATATTCATGCTTAGTGATTCATACCCCTGGGTGCTAAGAGCGTAGTAAGCTTCGGGTGGCGCTTTGCCTTCTTCCACAAGCTTCAAATATTCTGCCATTAACTCTGGTGTAAGGACCCTCCAAGTCAGATCTTGCATATTTACCTCAAGCGGCATTGGAGGGTGGTACATCGGTGCGGGTAAAGTAATTGTTTTAACTTCAACCGGTTGTGTACGGGGCAGCAGTGAGCAGCTGCACATGAGGAAAGTTAAACTAATTAGCAGTAGGTTTTTCATCAAACATATTTGGGTTTGTAAGCGCCACAAAATCTTCTCCGACTTTTTTGGTGCCTTTGTTAATTACCTTTTCTATCAAACCAGGCTTAGCTAAAGCCAGGTTGCCAAGGCTGTGTCTTTGGAAGGTATTTCTGAGCTGGTTGACTTCACGCATAGACTCTTGGTTTTGTGCTGTTAGTGCGTTGATTTGCTCTGTGGTTTCTTTTTGTTTTGCCAGGTANTTATCAATAGATGCGTTTTGTTCTTCAATCTTGCCCTCTAAAATAATAGAGTTAGCCTTCAATGTGGCTATCTCGTTTGCTTGATACTTTATGTAAAAAGCAGATCCACCAGCAACCATTATTAATAGGCTTGTGGTGATGATTGCAACTTTGAATCCCATAGCATCTACAGGCCATCCGCGCTAGGCATTGTCGTCTTTTTGTTCGGCGCTTATTGGCTGAATGACAGAGGCCAGAATCTGGGTGAACTTAGCCATTCCTTCTGAGGGAGGGAGTTGAGCAGCCGAAGCATCTATCGTGTATTTTGCGGAAAAATCAGTGTTCCTAGTGTTGCTATGGTGAGCAGCAACGTGACCAGTCACTGATGCAGATGCGTGGAAGGACGCGCCAAACCCAGAATAGCCGCCACTCGCCGTAGCCTTGCTATCGGTGGAGCTTTCCCCACCCTTAACATCAGTAGTTGACTGACCCACCTCCATATCAAAATGGATCTGCATTGTACTCATTGCAAAATTTGGGATAGTCACCAGCGGTAGCAGGGGCATCTGGATAGTCTGTTTGGCAGATGTAACTTCACCAGAAGTGGAGCTGTTAACCAGCCGATCCAGCGTAACATTAATTAGATTTGCCTCGCGGGTCGAGCCATCGCCCCCGCCATCTTCGGGCTTAAACGCCATCTCTTCAACAAAATCAAGCGTGACTTGGGATAAAGCCCTCTGGCCCTTCGCTGCGCCAATTATCGGGGCGACAATTAATTGTTCAATCGGCAGTCCGATAAAAGCCTTTGTGGTGGTGTCTTGATCTACCATTGTATCCGCCTTAGCTTAGTTAGTTAGGTATTAGTTTGGTTAATGAATCCTTAATTCGTGCGAGCCCTTCGGGTGGATCGCGCCCATCGAAAACGACCTTCAGTTGTGCCATCTGAGTATTACGATTGCTGAGATTGCTCACAAGCTTGCGCAGTTTACCGCTTTTCCGCGTTTTGTCCGAAGCCTCATCGCCATCTGTGAGTGCAACGCGCATCGAGACGCCTACCTCACGCACTGCAAGTCCCCAGTGCGGAACTAGCGTGATAAGGGGGATAGGCACGGTTTGCATCGTGCCGTCTTCACCAACAGGAAGGGACACTGGAAAGGTGATCGGATTGCCATCCTTATCGAAGTAATCTTCCTGGATTTCCCCAAGATAGTGTTGTTCAACGGTGTTTTGCGCTTCAACGATGGCGCTGTATATTGATTTGAAAACGTCGTCGAGGTTCATGGTGCTCATAAAAATTTATCAGCTATGACCATAGCGACAATAATCTGCTAAAGCCTCGGCACCGTCGTCCATTTTACTGTTTGGCCTTACCGATATTTAAAGCAGCGACTTCTATAATCTTATAGAGTCGTCCAATTAATGCGTCATCCTTGGGTGTAGCGGTAAGGCTGCAAATTATGCTTGCCGCACAAACAACTCCCGTTACAACACTAATTAATTGCGTAATTATTTCCATGCTATTTATCTCCCGTTTTTTGTTACTCTTACTGTCCCGCCTCCCAGAATTTTTCCGGGGGCAAACGCTTCATAATTTGCGACATCACGGTGTTGTTTTCTTGCAGTTGGTCATCGATAGCCGTAAGCCGCGTTTCTAAAATCGCAATAGTAATGGAGTGCTGTCTCACTGTCTGGGCCACGGGCTTCACTGCCACCTCTACCGCATCTTCTGCGGCGTCCTCCGCTACAAACGTAACGTACACCGTCATAATTGCAAAGCACATTGAAGCCACTGCAACTATAGCGGTTATTTTATTCCATAAATTTGGGGAATTCATAAAGTTTACCTCGTAACACTACGCAACTCCTCGTTCACCTCTTCGGTATCGGCAATTTCTTTGGTGTTGTCAGCTAATGATATTGTCAGCATGTCAGTAAAAGCCTTTTTGCCCACATGGAGCTGATCCATGTTAAAGCCAAGGCTTCCTAGCTTCTTGTCCAAATCAGCAATGTGATTGACCATAGCCTGTTGCTGCTCGGTTAGATCTTCAAAATAGTGTTCTTCGCCATTAATTGTAATGGGGGTCTTTTCATTTTTTCCCATTTTTACTTCTCCTTTTTAATTCATCTATTATGCCACCCAAGGATAGTCGGCGATAGCCTCCATCACGCAAGCATCGCTGCGCAGACGCCTACGCCGGTAGTCACGACAGTACCAACGACCAGCCACGCCAGCTTTTCCCAACGCGCTGCATGTGCGTCTGCAACTAAACGAAGATTCTTCAGCTCATTGAGAGTCTCGCCCCAACGCTCGCCGCACTCAGCCTCATGCTTCGCGATTTGCTCTAAAGCTCTAATTGCCATGTTGCGTTCTTCGCTTGTCACTTTTTACCACTTATGCAGCTTCAGATGACCAAGGAAGTCCGGTTTCTTCCGTTGCATTACGCTCAATCTGAGCCTCGACCCGCTCTGTCCGGTT